CATCAATCATTGCTAGGTTTAGTTTCATTAGTTTTTCTTCACTTGTGTCTACGCCAAGAGCATGTAGCCACTTTTCATCTAGTGCGTTTTCTGAATCAACGAGAACAACAAAGATGCCTTGGTCTTGCGCATTCTTAACAATATTACCTGAAGCAATGTATGATTTGCCTGCGCCTGATTCGCCAGCGAGTACAGTTACTTTGCCTAGAGGAATACCTTTGTCAAATTCACCTGAAATAAGTTTGTTTAGTGTGTAGTTACCTGTAGATACCCATGTGTCTGGGTCATTGAAGCCTACAGACAGGCCGGGTACAGATTTCGTAATAGATTTACGAAACTTTGATACGTCAAATGGTTTTGCCATGAGACCTCCTTATAAAGAAAATAAGGGGAGACTAGCTCCCCTATAAAGAAGTATTACTTACGGTTACGAATAGCCGCTAGGATATCTTGTGCGCTTGGTTTAGCACCGTCACCTGCTGGCGCTTCTGCTTTTGGTGCTGGAGCTGGCTCATCTGCTTCAAATGGTGGCTCATCTTCGTCTACTACTGGAGCAGGCGCTGGTGCCGCTTTTGGTGCTGGAGCAGGTGCCGCTACTCGTGGAGTAGAAGACTCTGGCTTATCTACGCCCCATGGACGGTAGTAATCAGCCCAACGCTCTGGGTCATATAGTTGACCGTCTACACTTGCTTCAAACATTTCAGCAATAGCTTGGAGCTCTTCTGCGTTTGGTTTCTTAGGTAGAAACTCCGATAGATTGAATAGACCGTGTGTAGCAATCGCATCACGCTCTTCTTGGTTCAATGAACGCTCACGGCGTGCCCAAGCGGAAGTACCGTAGTTTGAGTACTGACCATTCTTAGTCTTGTTAATCTTGAAGTCTGTACCAGCTTCGTAGTCAGTTGGTAGCTCAGGGAAGTCTGGGTCCATGAGTGCTGAACTGATTGCTTTGTAAATCTGCGGAGAGATTACGAAACGACGGATTGGATTCTCTGGTTTTTCTTCATCCAGACCACCATCATCAGTGACAAAGCCTTGGAAGATGTAAGAGCGTTTCTTCCAGTATTTGCGAGCTAGGTCTTCTAGATTAGGGTCTTTGAACCATGGACGGATTTCAGTGTGTACTGGACATGTTTCGTTCCACATTTCCATACATGGTACTTTTACTGTAACTGGTTTATGTTCGTCTTGGCCTTTTACGCCAGGGAACTCTAGGTTAATCATTTGACGTTCTACCCAGAAGAAAGTATTAGTTTCGTCTGCGTCTGGTAGGAATCGTACTGTGGCTGTTGCGCCTTCTGGGATATTCCAGTGTGGGAAGATGGTATTGTCACCACCACCTGTTGATTTAGTATTACCTGATTTCTTTTCTTCTTGTGCGAGTAGTTTCGCACGGATTTCTGCTAATGACATGTTTATGTTTTCCTATGTTAGTAGATATTGGTCGATGTTAGTCGATATTAGTATATGTTAGCCAATACAGTTTAGTTTATAAAGTGCTAACTGTCAAGCACTTATTTTGCCCATTTGGGCACTAGGCCTTACGCAATTTTCTTGCGTAGACCTAGCATTGCTGATTCAGCCAAGCCAATCGTTGCCGATGGCTTCACTGATTCATTCTTTTTAGATTGTAGCATATCTACCACAATCTTTACAATACGTTGTTCAAGTGCTGGTTTTAGATGTGGCTCTACAATAGCGCCTGATAGTACATCAAAATCACCACTCAACTCTGGATTAGTAATCATTGTTTTATTACCGAAGTAAGATAAAAATGAGCTTAGTTGTCCTTTTTGGTCGGCTGCTTTGCCGACTGCGTTGGCAGGATGCTCTGGGTCATTCTTGTCAATATTAAATCCGTAGTCGCCATTAAGTGCTTCTACACGTCCCAATGAGTTTTCTATTTCGCTCATTTTTCCTTCCTTTTCAGCAATTATGCGTGATACAGTGGAGACCGCAGTAGCTAAACTCTCAGTCTCCAATGCATTATACATGAACTTCTCCGATAAGTCAACCTCTTTGACTGATTCTTTTTCGCCAGGAGCGACAAAGTTGTTATAACCTTTCTGTGTAGATAGAGACTTAATCGTGTTTTTTATTTCCATAGCTGCCTCACGAACTGTAGAGACAACATCTTCATTGTTCTCATTAACCAACTTGTTGCCACGGATGTGACGCATGAACTGATTAATGTTTGATAGGTCTTCACACATAGCAAGTATCGCTTGACCTTTACTATCATATGGAGTGCCACCTTCACTGACATGCATCGCCAGTGCTTTTGCTCCACTTACATTAGGGTAAGGGAAGCTAAATCTTTCGCCTTGTGAGTTTTCAATGAAAATACTTTGAATGTTACGGCTACGTGCACCACGCTTTTCTTCATCAACCTTTTGATTATGTTTAATACGAATAGTAGTACCATTTGGAGCAGGTATTTTTGAAGATTTTACTGAACCAAAACCTTTGCCAAATGCTTTCATACTTTCTTGAACATTCTGGTGCGCAAAATCCTTAGGAGCGATTTTCTTACCAAGTTTTCTCACTGTGAATTCACCTCTTTTGTTATGTACAGCGGTTCGTAACGTTTTAATAATTTCACTGTTGCCAGGAAAATCATAATCAACACCACCTTGAACAGTAACTTCAATTTTGCCTTCCTCTTGATTAATACTTACCATTAAATCCTGGTCATACGCATAAAATCTCGTAGCCTCGTCAGAATCAAGAGTCTTTGTGCCGTCTCGTGTAAATAAACGTAGTTTGTAGTTGGCACCTTTCAAGATGTTAAAAATTTCGTCAGCTAATTGTTCCACTGTAATTTCCTTTGTTGTATGTATTTATCATATTTATATAGTTTAAAGCATAAGTACTTATATGCACAAGGTAGAAATATCACATACTACTAAGCTTTATAATGACGGTTGGAAAGTCGCTATTTCAATGGACAGATGGGCCGATATGCAAATGGTATCTAACATATACAACCATTGGCTGTACGAAAGACGCGCCATAGACAATATGTTTGAATGTCATTTTACTATAAGCGATAAAGCCGAATGGTTAGTATGTTTTAAATCCGAAGAAGATATGTTTGTTGCCGCATTATATTTTGGCTGTGTTATAGAAAGCTAATTGGCATAGGTTCCATATTATCTTCGTCACCAAAATCTTCTGCCAAATACTCAAAGGCAGATTCTTCATACTTGACTATTTCCAAGGACATCCGCACAATAAGTATCAAAGCCATCACAAGGTCATCTGTCTCACCTTCTTTCGCCGCATAACTATTGCCACGAGCAACGAATGTCTTAACTTCTCTAAGCAAGTTATTACTTGCTATCTCTATCTTATCAGTTTCTACCCAATGTTTCAACTTAGCACATGATGATAACTTACTCTTGTGTGTGGTCGTAAATCCTCGCCGAAACGCACGAGTGTTGCCGTGTCTCTTAGATTCAGTTAAGAATGTACCAGGTATGTTTTCTTCACCTATGTCTTCTATAACAATAAGTGCTGCTTCGCCTAGTGTATTATTCTCTAAACTGTAATAAATCTCAGATTTGCCCTTTGCTTCATCATCAATCCATTTACATATCTGTTGTAGTATTTTACATTGTCCTTGTACAGGCGTTTTATTGTGTTGCCACTCGGCGACTTGTTTCATGCCAGGCAACTCATACACTTGTATAGCCGCATTATCACCACCAGTACCCAATGATGGGTCTAGTGCTACCATATATACATTGCCTGGCACGATAGATTTGTATAGTCGTACTTGTCCCATCTTAGCGTATGGGTCTTTTGGCGTCATGGCTGCCAGTTTCAATGAATCCACTAGAGTTTCATCAAACGCAATGAATTCGTTCATGTGCTCACGGCGGAATCGCTCTTCACCTATCTTGCCTTGCTCTTGGTCTGCCCACTCTTGGTCACGGTCAGGGTGTGCTGTCCAATCTGCTGAATATGCTCTAAATCCATTCTTGCCAGTAGGCTTTTCGTTGCCGAATTCATCAATACATTTGTTTGCTTCACGCCAGATTTGCGCAAACTGGTCATCGTCTTGGTTAGGCGTTGATGTGATAATACACTTACCACCTGTTGCTAGTGTTGGCGATAGTGAAGTCCAGAATTCACGAGCTATGTTAGGTCTAACAAACGCAAACTCATCCAAGTACGCTAGTGAGATAGACATACCACGACCAGTGTTGTCTGTTGTTGCTTGTGCTACAATACGACTACCATTATCAAACTCTATAGAGCCTTTATTGTATGATACAGCGCCAGCACGAAGATAATC